CAATGGCGCGAGCTGTTCGACAGCGAACCGCCGCCGTTCAATCGTCGCTACCTCGAGAGCCGACTGGCGTACCGCATCCAGGAACTGGCCTATGGCGGCCTGAAACCGGACACGATCCGGCGGCTCGAAGCCCTCGGCGAACAACTGGACGGTGGCGACCGAAAGAAAAGCCGCATCCGCGCCGATCTGAAACCTATCGTCGGCACACGGCTGATCCGTGAATGGCAGGGTGTCGAACATCTCGTCACCGTCACCGCCGACGGCTTCGACTGGCAGGGTCGCCCCTACAAGTCGCTGTCTGCCATTGCCCGCGCGATCACCGGCACGCGCTGGAACGGCTGGGTGTTCTTTGGCCTGAAAAACCACCGGAGGGGAGCATGACCAAACCGATTGTCAGGAAGCTGCGCTGCGCGGTTTACACGCGCAAGTCCTCCGAGGAAGGGCTGGAGCAGGAGTTCAACAGTCTCCACGCGCAACGCGAGGCCTGCGAGGCGTATATCGCCAGCCAACGGTCGGAGGGCTGGGTGCTGGTCCGCGATCAATATGATGATGGTGGCATCTCCGGCGGCACGCTGGAACGCCCCGGCCTGAAACACCTGCTCGCGGACGTAGAGGACGGCTTGGTCGACGTGGTCGTGGTCTACAAGATTGACCGCCTGTCGCGCTCGCTGATGGATTTTTCCAAGCTGGTCGAGGTCTTTGACAGGAATGGGGTCACCTTCGTATCCGTCACCCAGTCCTTCAACACGACCACCTCCATGGGGCGGTTGACGCTGAACATTCTGCTCAGCTTTGCCCAGTTCGAGCGCGAGGTGACGGCGGAACGCATCCGTGACAAGGTCCGAGCCAGCCGTATGAAAGGCATGTGGATGGGCGGCGTGCCCCCGCTGGGCTACGAGGTGAAAGACCGCAAGCTGGTCATCAAGGAGGCCGATGCCACCAATGTGCGCTGGATCTTCGCCCGCTTCATCGAGATCGGTTCAGGCACGGAACTGGCACGGGAATTGGCCGCTCGGGGCGTCCAGACCAGCCGAGGCAACCGGATCGACAAGAAGTATCTGTATCGCCTTCTGAACAACCGAGTCTATATCGGCGAGGCGGTACACAAGGGCACCAGCTATCCCGGTGAGCACAAGGCCATCATTGATCGCGATATCTGGGACAAGGTCCACACCATCCTGACGGTAAGCCCACGCAAGCGCGCGGCCCGCACCCGCGCCGACACGCCCGCGTTGTTGCGAGGATTGCTTTATGGACCCGATGGCGCGGCCTTCTCGCCAACCCACACCCGTAAGGGCAGCAGGCTGTACCGATACTACGTCAGCCAAACGGTCCTGAAGCATGGTGCCGGGTCGTGCTCCATCGGTCGTGTCGCTGCGGACGAGATCGAAACTGCTGTTATCGAACAACTCCGCGCTGTGTTCCGCCAACCTGAGATCGTTGCAGGCACATGGAAGGCGGCGCGCGCGCAGGACGGCGGAATCACCGAAGCCGCCGCCCGCGAAGCCCTGACCCACCTCGACCCTCTGTGGAACGAGTTGTTCCCCGCCGAACAGGCCCGCATCGTCGCGCTGCTCGTCGAACGCATCGACATCGGCATGGAGAGGCTGAACGTCCGGCTCCGGGTCGACGGGCTCCACGGCCTCGCGCGCGAGATGCTGGCTGGTGACATGGGACAAGCCGCATGACCAACGCGACACCAATCTCCGAGACCGTGACCCTGCACGTCCCGTTCCGGCTTGTTAAGCGCGGCGGGCGGAAGGAGATGCATCTGCCGCCCGACGCACGGGCCCGCCGAAAGATCGACGACGCCCTGCTCAAAGCGTTGGCCCGAGCATTCCGGTGGAAGCGGATGCTGGAGTCGGGCAAGTTCACGACCGTCGGCGAACTGGCGGCGCGCGAAGGGATTGCGCCGTCATATCTTGCACGGGTCCTGCGCATCACATTGCTTGCGCCGGATATCGTCGAGGCAATCATGGATGGCCGACAAGGGCCCGATGTGGCACTGACGAAGTTGCCTGATCCGCTCCCGATCGAATGGGCAGAACAGCACGCGATGCTCAACGGTTAGGCGACTTTGAGGCTGACAAATCAGGTTCCGCGCAATAGGCTAGCTGCATCAGCCGCTTATGCCGAAGGTTCCACCAGTAACCATGTCAAATTCCTTGCGTGACCTCATCCTTGCACATCTTCCTGAAGACGGCTCGACCATCGGCAACCAGGCTCTTCTCGCCGTTATCCGAGGTCATCAGTCGGATCTGGATGAAAGCGACTACCAGACGGCCAGGGATGCAATGGTTGCGGAAGGTTTGCTCGTAAAAGGCAGAGGACGCGGCGGATCGGTCGCGCGTGCAAATGATCAGACGCCTTCTGCGGCACCGCGATCGAAGACCAAGCCCGCGCCAATGCCTGCCGGTAATGGCGCTGCCGCCTATGCCCATGCAGACGAGGCGGTGCTGCGGCCGGATGTGGGTGTCGAAGCGCAGTTCTCGCATCGCAAGCCGCCCAAGACCTACCGTTACGATTCCAGCCTCGCGCCCGAGCTGTCGTGGGATGAAAACGGTGAACGCGCCTTTGCCGAGTGGCTGCTGAACCTGGTGGCGGACGCCGCCGACAAGGGAGAGGCCGTCGTCTTTGCCGATCCGCAGATCTGGAAGGGGACGGAGGAGCAGTTCACATCACTCTCGCAATGCGCTGCGCGGCTGCGCAGCCTGACGAAGCCCTTCCTGAACTGGGCGGGCAAGGCCGAGCGGCAGCAGATCAGCGTGCCGACGCTGCCGCTGTTCGTGCACGAGCGGCATTCGACGCAGGCGATCCTCGAGACGCTGAAATCACACAAGGCGCGCGGGCAGACTCTGGATCTGTTCGGTGATCTGGACCTCGACATTGCCGATAAATTGGACGCCTACGAGCACAAGGGCCCCTGGACCAATCGTCTGATCCTTGGCGACTCGCTGCAGGTCATGAACTCGCTCACCGAGTACGAGGGTATGGGCGGCCAAGTGCAGATGATCTATTTCGACCCGCCATATGGCGTGAAGTTCGGCTCGAACTTCCAGCCCTTCGTACGGGACAAATCGGTCAAGGACAACCACGGCAAAGACGATCACATGATCCGAGAGCCAGAAATGGTGAAAGCCTACCGAGATACGTGGGAGCTTGGCCTTCACTCTTATATGACATTCATCCGCGACCGGATGCTCTTGGCAAAAGAACTGCTTGCTGAATCCGGCACCGTGTTCGTTCAAATTTCAGACGACAATATCCATCACGTTCGAGAGATACTCGACGAAGTCTTTGGCGAGGATAACTACGCAGGACAGATCGCATTTTTCAAAACGAGTTCACAGTCCACAACGAGCATTCCTTCGGTATGTGACTATCTCCTCGTCTACGCGAAAAACATCGAGCAGCAGGCATTCACGGCACTCTCACGACCAAAGCAACCCGGCGACGTAGGAGCAAAGCAATACACTTCTATCTTCTCGCCAGATTTCTCAGAGATGAGGAAGATGACCGATAAAGAGCTGTCGGGCGAGGAGCCAATCCCGCAAGGATGGAAAATCGGGAGGCTTGGCCCGATTACGTCCCAAGGATATCAAGAGGCAAGAAGTCAGCCATACAATTTCAAGGGCATTGAAGTCCCGTGCTCAAAGAACGGTCACTGGAAGTATGATCCCGCTCCGGGGAAGGAGATGGATAAGCTCGCTGACAAAGGCAGGCTTTGGTGGAGCGGGAAGAACCTATCGACAATTCTCCTTCTGGAAGACAATCCAATTACCTACTTGAACAACATCTGGATGGATACGGGAACGGGGAGCTTCACCGAAGATCAGATGTATGTGGTGCAGACAGCTGAAAAGGTTATCACTCGCTGTATGCACATGACGACTGAGCCCGGTGACTTGGTTTTGGATATCACCTGTGGGTCTGGAACATCTGCTTTGGTAGCAGAGCGTTGGGGACGTCGTTGGATCACAGTAGACACGTCCCGAGTTCCAATAGCTTTGGCGCGGCAAAGACTGCTTTCGACTGCTTTCCCATGGTATCGCCTCAAGGAGCCTTCCAAAGGACCTGCCGGCGGCTTCCTTCATGAGAGAAAGCAAAACCGAAAAAAACAAGAGGTCGGTGGCCTTGTCCCCAAGCTGACGCTCAAAGGCGTCGCCAATGACGAAGAACCTTCGATGGTGGTGCTGGTCGATCGCCCCGAGGTGAACGACAAGATCACGCGCGTCTGCGGCCCCTTCACCGTCGAAGCTACGATCCAGGCCGCGATGAGCATGGAGGAGGAAGCCGAGGGCGCGTCGGCGCAGCCGCAGTCCTCGAGCCCGCGCGCCTATCTCGACCGGATGATCGAGTTGCTGCGCCAGAGCAAATCGCTCAGCCTGCCCGGCAACGTCACGCTGCAGCTGGACAACGTCCGCCCGCTCGCCGACCGCGAATACCTGCATGCGGAGGCCGTGGCAAAGAACAGAGACGAGAAAACCATCGCGATTGCCTTTGGGCCCGAAGATGGCGCCATCGGCTCGGAGTACGTCTTCAACGCGTCGATGGAGGCTATGCAACAGGGGTTTGGCCAGTTGTTCCTGTTCGGTTTTGCCATCCAGGCCAAGGCACGCGAGATGCTGGAAAAGCTCAAGATCCCGACCGCCTATATCGCAGTCACGCCGGATGTCGTCATGTCTGACCTGCTGAAGACATCAAGGAGCAGTGAGATCTTCGCGATCACTGGCCTGCCGGATGTGAGGCTGGAAAAGGCGGGAAAGCGCGATGACGGCACGCCGCTCTATCAGGTCGTGCTGCGCGGGCTCGACATCTTCCTGCCGCACCTGATGGACACGGACCACATCGACGCCGAGAACCTGCCCTGCTGGATGCTCGACACCGATCACAACAACATGGCGTTCTACGCCAGCCAGGTGTTTTTCCCCAAGACCAGCGCCTGGGACAATCTGCAGAAATCTTTGAAGGGCCAGTTTGAGGACAGCGTCTGGTCGCATCTGGCGGGCACGGTCAGCGAACCCTTCGCGCTCGGTGACAAGAAGCGCATCGCGGTCAAGGTGGTAGACGAGCGCGGCAACGAGCTGATGGCGACCCGAAGCGAGGAGGACGCCATCTGATGGCCGAAGCCGCACAGCAGGACGCTCCGCTCTCGGTCGCTGAGGTCGAGTCCCCCATCATCAACTCGCCCTTCCGCGAGCCGCAGGTTCATTGGAAGATCGAGAAGGCCAGACCACCCTACAAGGCCGAGGGCCGCCGACGCGCGAGCTATTTCTACCGTGTGCCGGAACATGCGGGGCGCGGGCGCGCCAGCCGCGACCAGGCTGAGATGTTTGAAAGCCAGGCCGGTGAAGAAGTCGAGCTCGAGATCGTCAACACCATCCGGGTCCGCGTGAAGGACTGGCGGGCGGGCGTTCACAGCGGCGGCGTCGCTTATGACGGAGCATCGCCGGTCACGCGCGAGCTTCTGGACCTATGGCGCAGCGATCAGCGCATGCAGCGTTTGTTTTTTGCACAGATCGAGGCGGCCGAGACGATCATATTCCTCGTCGAGGCCAAGGACGTTTATCGCAAAGGCCTTCCCGAGATTCCGAAGGACGAGCCGGGATTGGAGGCCAAGGCGTCCGGGGTTCGCGCCTTCCTGCGCTACGCCTGCAAGATGGCGACCGGCAGCGGCAAGACGACGGTGATGGGAATGCTGACCGCCTGGTCGATCCTGAACCGCGTGGCCTCCCCGCGCGACGACAGGTTCTCGGACACCGTGCTGTTCGTCTGCCCCAACGTGACCATCCGAGAGCGGCTGCAGGAACTGGACCCCGCACTTGGCGACCTTAGCCTGTACCGGACCCGCCAGCTGGTGCCGCCGCACCGGATGGAGGAACTGCGCCGTGGCGAGGTCATGATCGCCAACTGGCACCGCCTCGCCAAGAAGGAGTCCAACTCCGTCAACGGTGACAGCGCCAAGGTGGTGAAGACCGGTGAACCCGTCGAGGTGGTGAAGAACGCGGGCAAGACCAACGAGAGTTTCGAGACCAGATACTTCGAATCCGACCAGGCGTGGTTCAAGCGCATCCGGCGCGAACTGGGCAGCAGCAAGGGCCGGAGCCCGCACTGGCTGATTTTCAACGACGAGGCGCACCACGCCTATCGCCGGGGCGATGCGGCAACCGAGGAAAGCCTCGACGAGGACAAGGACCTTGCAAAGAAAAACGCCCGTGAGGCTACGATCTGGATCGAGGGCCTCGACCGCATCAACAAGCTGGCCGGAGGCAGTCGGCGGCGGGGGATCAATCTCTGTATCGATCTCTCAGCCACGCCCTTCTACATCCAAGGTTCCGGCAACGAGGTCGGGAAGCCATTTCCATGGGTAGTGACCGACTTCGGACTGCTTGATGCGATCGAATCCGGGTTGGTGAAAATCCCGCAACTTCCCGCGCGCGACGTGTCGGGCGCTGAGGAAGCTGCATATTTCAACATCTGGCGCTGGGTTCAGGCGAAGGCAAAGGAAGATGGACTCGGGACGACCATAACGCCCGAGATCGTGATGAACTACGCCTCTGCCCCGATCAACTTGCTGGCTCAGGATTGGCACGAACGTTTCGTCGAATGGGAGCAGCACTCGAAGCAGCAGCAGAAGCACCCGGTCCCGCCGGTTTTCATCGTGGTCTGCCGAGACACCGCGGTCGCCAGGGAGGTCCACGACTGGCTGGCGAACGGGAACGACAGTTATGGCGTAGCACCCGCATGGTTCCGGAACGCGCCGGGCCAGGAAGTCACGGTCCGTATCGACTCGAAGGTCATGGAGGACATCGAGGAAGGCGGGTCCAAGGACGAGACCAGACGCCTGAGGTTCATACTCGACACCGTCGGCAAACCGGAATGGCCGGGCGGCAAAGTTCCCGAGGACTGGTCCGAACTCGTCCGGAAGCACAACGACAAGGTCGCCAGCGATGACAACGACGGCTCGCTGAAGTGGATCGATGAGCGAATCCCGCCCGGGCGAGATGTTCGCTGTATCGTCTCCGTCGCGATGCTGGCAGAGGGGTGGGACGCGAATACGGTCACCCACATCGTTGGATTGCGGCCTTTCGGTTCCCAGCTCTTGTGCGAACAGGTCGTCGGGCGAGCCCTGCGGCGGAAGAGCTATGCGCTCGACGAAGAAACGCAGATGTTCGCCGAGGAGACGGCGAAGGTCTTCGGAGTGCCGTTCGAGCTCATCCCGTTCAAGGTGAAGCCCGTCGGCCCGCAGCCACCTCAGCCGGACCCCAACCACATCTACTCGGTTCCCGAGAAATCCGCGTACGAGATCACGTTCCCGATCGTGTCGGGCTACCACCAGTCAGGCAAATTCGAGGTCCACATCGACTGGAGCAAGGTGGCCAAGGTCACGCTGGACCCGATGAAGATCCCGCAGGTTGTCGAGCTCACCCCTCTGACGACGCCGGACGGCAGCCTTGCCGCTTTTGGGCCTGGCGAGCGGCCGATCCTGTCTTTGAAGGAATGGCGCACCCGCTTTCGAGACCAGCAGGTGGCGTTCAGGTTGGCGCGCGAGATATGTGACCGATGGCAGACCGACAACGGTGCCGAGGCCGTACCTGTCCACCAGCTTTTCCCGAAGGTCGCCTTCGCTGCAAAGCGCTTTCTTGCCGAGAAGCTAACCAGGATGGGCGACAGCCGCCCCTGTGATGTGCTGCTTGTCGGAGAGTATATGCAGGCGGCCATCGGATCGCTTCTGGAGGTAATCAAGAAGGGCTCCGCGACCGGCCAAGGCGAAGTGGCCATCATCCCTCAGGGAGCGGCAGGCAGGGGCAGCACGATCTACGTCGACTTTCATACAACCAAGCCGATCTATCCGGTCACGCGGTGCCATTTGAATGCGATGGTGGCAGATACGAAGAAGTGGGAACAGAGCGGAGCGTTCCTTCTGGACAGCCACCCCGGCGTAAAGCGTTGGGTGAAGAACGATCGGTTGGGTTTCGCGATCCCCTACAGGCATCGCGGTTTGCTGTCCCGCTATATCCCGGATTTCATTGTTGTTACGGACCGTGACGACAACGTCATCGTTGAGATCAAAGGGCAGGTTACTGACGACGCCGATGCCAAAGCGAAGGCGGCCGAACGATGGGTGGAAGCTGTCAACCGGCTCGGCGAACACGGTGTATGGAGATATCTCCTCGTCGAGGATCCGGGAAAACTTGGTATCCAGCTGAACGAATTCACCAGCAGCCGGTGGGATGAGGAACCGTTTCAGCTCGGATAGACACGACATGTCAGGCGGCCGATCCCGCAGACATCGGTCGTGAGTTAACGCGAGAGACGATCCTGAATACCTGTGCGCCAGTTGAACGGGGGTCACATTTCCAAACGCGACCCACATCCAAGTGTTCTGAACACAGGCCGGATTACATAGATTTTCCAATAAGTTACAGAAATTCACCAAAACCGCGTAGTCCACAGGTCTGGAGAATAAGGGCCCGAGAGAACGCTTTCGCGCCTCCTGGCGCGGATGCCGGTTGACAGCCCCACCCGCATAACCCCCGAAAACAACGGAAAAATCCGGCCGCAGCCGGATCGGGAGAACGCTTTCGTTAGGGCGAGTGGCGGAGGGAAAGGGTCTGGTAGCCAACCCTCTCTACCCCGTAAGTCCTTGTTATCAATGACGTTAGTGATGGTTCGAGTAGTCAACCGGTCCAAATGCGACTGGCAGCGAAACGCGTGCTGCGATAGCGACATCTTCTTCCGAGCAGAACGGACCGGTCCGCCGGCGCGTCCTCGACATGCAACTCCCTCGATCGCCCGCTTTCGGATCTCGGTCGGACACGCCCGCCCGAAACGCAGCCACCAGAGCCCGACGGTCTCGTAGATGATATCAACATCGCGCTTCGTGAAACAGATCCTCGACGCTCCGCGGCGAGCGCGGGAACCGGATATACAGGATCGCCGCCAGGCGGATTATCTCGGGCGACGCATTGAAGTATTTGAAGGGAATCCGTTTTTACATGAGGGCAGGGTAGCCCAGATCGCTGACCCGCCTCAAGCCGAGTTCTTCTGACAAGATGCTCCAAACGCCTTGCACCGGTCATCGCCCTAGATCCACGCAAGTTCGAATACGACATCCTCAAAGTCCCGGTCGCCTCCGTTCAGCAGGTCCTCGAACCCGACGATCAGAGCTTCGCGCGTTTCTTGGGCCCCAAAGCGAACGTGTTCGAGACCGTCCAAGTTCATGCTTGCATCCGCCGAATGGAAGACGATGACGTCGCTGACGATTCCATTGATCAGTAGGTCGATGTTGGCCCCGTCGGTGACCTGTGCGGCTCCGCCATCGCTCGCGTCGACGAACTGGAACGTGTCTCCGTCGGTAATGCCCGCACGTGCTCCGTCCTGAACGATAAAGAAGCCGAGGCTGTGTCCCTGATCCACCCCTGTAATAGTAGTGCTTGTGCCCTCGCCATTCTTAGTATTAGCAAACAGTAGACGGGTATCAACGATCTGACCGCTCGGGTCTATTTCATAGACCCCAAGGGAATTGTTGAAACCGGCAAAACCAAGGTCGCGAAGGAAGAGGTTGAACTCCCGCGTCCCGTCCCCGGTCAAAGCTTCGGACCTCGGTCCGCCGTTGACCTCGTCCTCGGAAAGACTCCGGCCCTCTATGAATTCGCTGTCCGGTAGGAATTCCGCGAAGAACATGTGAGTGGAAGCCCCGTCCGCGTCACTTAGCGCGAAGAAACTGCCGGATGAGAAGTCTCCCTCCAACCGTAGCGCGGGATCGGCCGACGTCGTGCCCGCCCCGGCCAGTTGGATGATGGCCGAGCCCTCGCTGAACTGGAAATCGTCCTTGGCAAGGCTCGACCCAGTGAACCGGATCAGGTCGTCGGCGCCAAAGCCGCGAACAGTGTCGCCCAGTAATTCCAAAACGGTGCCTTCGATCACCGAACTCCCTTCGCCCAGGACATAGGTGTCGGCGCCCGCGTAGCCGCGGAACAGATCGGACCCACCATTGCCGATCAGTTCGTTGTCGACGATATTCCCGGTCAGAATCTCCGACGCCGAGGTGCCGGAGATCGTCCTAGCAAGGCTGTCATCATCCAAGATGGCGATGCTCAGGTCAGGCCCCAGAAGCGCAGACGAGTCGGACGCTGATGACAATTGGATCTCGAACGTCTCTTCGGGCTCAATTGCGCTGTCGTTGGCCAGCGCCACCTCGATTGTGGCTTGGGTCTGACCATCTGCGAAGGTCAGCGTGCCGCCCGGGAACGAGCCGCTGACGAAATCGTCGACGCTGGCCGCATTGCTGCCCGACCCGATCACGGCCCAGTCGACGGTCTCGGCGCCGCGTGTATCGCCGAAGCGGTCCACCGCGATCCGCAGAATGGCGCCGCCGATGCCCTCGACTATCTGGCGTTGGGTCTCGATGAAGGACATCGTGTAGCTGGAGTCGTCCTCGACGATATTGACCGTCGTGAACGCTTCGGTCAGGCCGCCAATGAATGTGCCGCCTGATAAGGCGGTCAAGCGCAAATCGACGGTCTCGTTCCGCTCAATCATGTCGTCGCCGCGGATCGTCAGGTCGATCTGACCGCTGGTGTCACCGGCCGCGATGGTCAGCGTGCCGGAAAGGGCATCATAGTCCTGCCCCGGCGTCGCCGATCCCCCAACGCTTTCGAAGTCAATTACCGTGTCGACGGTCGCCGCCTGCGACAGCGTCACGGCTACGGTCGCGGTTCCGTTTGTCTGGTCCGATCCCTCGATGATCTCGACCGCCGAATTGGGCAGACCGATCTCGGGCGAGACGGCCAGCGTCGCCAGTTCAATCCGGGTGTCCGTAAACTCAGCGAACTCAACATCCAGCAGTGTGACACTAGAGCCGATATTGACGACGTTCCCGGTCTTGGAAATGGTCCCGACCTCGGCAAGGGTCCGAGAGAACACCGCAGTGTCGATCCCCGAACCGCCGTCGACGAGCCCGCCATCTGGGTGCAATTCGATACGGTCGTTGCCGCCCCCGGCAAAGACCTCGTCCGACCCGCCGCCGGTAGAGATGGTGTTGGCAAGATTGTTTCCGATGATGCGCGCGCTTTCGGCATCCCCCACGTGATCCGCCTGTGCGACCGCAAGCGTGACCTGCTTTGTGCCCTGCTCCGTCGGCGTGACGATCTCGGTCTGGCCCGTGGTCACTACAGTATCGACCGTCGCAGAAGGGGTGCTGTCGTTGAAGAAGACCTCTACCTCGATCTGGTTGGCCGCGGTCTTGGAGACGTCGAGCCCGCTGATCGACCCGTCATAGGACAGCCCCAGCGTGTCCTGCGTCAGTTGCCCAGGTGCCACCGTGTCTACCAGCACACCGTCCAGACGCACTTCGATCCTGTCAATGGTGTTGAAGTCCACCACTGACGTGCCGAATTGCGTGATCAGTTGGCTGGGATTCGACAACTGCACGGCATTATCGCTGTCGATGATGTTCAGCGCGGCGATATCCGCGTTGCCGATGCCGAAGGCGCGGACCTCGACAGTGCGCCCATCATCAAGCGTCTGCAGAGAAGGACTGGCACCGCTTCCCTGCCCATCCGAAAGGAAATAGGCTATGTTAGTATTTCCGCCGCGCGAGCTGAAGAACGCTTCGGCCTGCGCCAAGGCTGGGCCGAAGGACGTACCGCCCCTTGCATTTAGAGCCTGGATAGCGCTGATCGCGCCCTGCGAGTCGAGCGGCGCATTTAAAGAAGCCGACGAGGTGAACGGGACCACTGCGAATACTGAGTTCTGGGCAACGCCGTTGGCCTCAAGCGCGTTGGTCAGCGCCGCATAGGCGTTCTTCGCCTCGGTCAAATTGCTGCCGCTCATGCTGCCGGAAACGTCGATGATATAGGCGAAATTGATCTGCGCGCCTTGTTCGGACCCGATGACGAAATTGTAGTCGATATCCTTGTCGAACATCCACGCCGGTGTGGTCAGCGTTACGGTGCCAATCTGATCACCCTGAGTGTCGCGGATCTGTTCCTGATCGGAAAAGTCGGGTCCATCTTCCAACGGCAGCGGCACGACGAAGACATCATTGTCGGCATCGTTTTCCTTCTCGAACACCGCGAACTCAACATTCTGCAGCGTGTCAGTGCCCTCATTATCGGCCCCCGTCGGCCCGCGGGTGTGGACAATAGTCGTGATACCGCTTCCGTCCGTCGTAACGTCGAAATCCTCAAAGTTGCCCGCGTAGATCGCGCGGTCGACCCCGTCGCCGCCGTCGATCCGGTCGTCCTCTCCGGCACCGCGGATCCCGTCATCGCCCGAGCCTGCGATCACACGTTCCTTCCGGTAAGATCCTTCGATATCGTCATTGCCGCCGACTAAGCCGAAAAGGCTGGCGTCAGTGCCGATGATCGCATTCTCGGGCAGCGTACCAGCGTTCGTAATGCCGGAGTCCGAAGACATCTTCGAAACGATTGCATCATAGGTATCCTTGTCGATCAGTGGACCGCTGTTGCGGTTTCCAAGCAGATCGGACAGAAAACGGCTGTCTCCACCCGTCCCGTAGGCGTGCACGCCGATCACCCGTAATTGCGGATCGTCCGGCATAATTTCCCAGACGCCGCTCCCGCTCTGGCCGCCTTCGGTATCGACAGAAGACGAATAGTACATACGGCCGTCCGAAGTCGTGTCGACGACCGTGCCCGAGGCCGTGTACATCAGCCGTCCGTCGTTTGAGGTCGTCGCGCTGATCGGGTACCCCGCCGTTGTAATGGACCGGCCATCGGCATCATCGATATCTATAAAGGCTGTCAGACCCGCAAAATCCCCCGAATAGCTAAAGGACGAGGCTAGTTCGAACATGGCAATGTCATCGCCGTAGGCTTCGGTTGTATTGTAATTCTTCAAGTAGGTGACGTCGATGACGTTTCCCGCTGCGCCAAAGGGCGGTGCGGTGTTGTTCAGCCCCGGCGTTACCCTCAGAGACGAAGCAGAGGAATTGTTGACCGGGTCATAGGCGTTGTGGCCTGCCGTGATCGCATGGTTGGGGCCAATCAGCATGGCGCTGCCGCCAATTAAGCTACCACTGACAAAGAAGCTACCACTGAAATTGATGGTTACATTTGACACCGCTTCAAACGGGAATTCTCCCGTGTTGGTGACCTGCGTGCGATTATCTCTTCCAACAATAGACATCTTATTCCCCCTTTTTTGCGATGAATCTGCACAAACTACAGATAACGCTGCCTAAATAACTTGAACTCAATCTGCCGCCACCATTGAAACACATGACCTGTCTCGATCTGTTGTTACGAACACCAATTGGCCCGAGCCAGCGGCAACGTGCAGATGACTGCTCTGTTGGATCATTGGGGCGGTTGCCATTTCGGCCCCCGTTAGGTCGACCACATGCCCGGCATACGCGGAACGGCCTTCGCCACGCATGCGCTCAACAATTCCGATACGATTCCCGTCCACAGCTACCTCACCTGCCCTGTCCGAGACTTTCTGGATGCTGCCCGGGACCGGTCCGCTGATATCCGCCGTCCATGTGCCGCTGGGTCGGCTGATGCCTGACGACGAAAATACGAGGGTCACACCATCCAGAGCAACCCGCTCGCCGCCCGACGTCTCTGCCGCCCCACTGCCGACCGGATATAAGGTGGGATCAACGCCGGCACGGGTAACCCACGCAGGTCCGAGGCCATCGCCGATTACAATCCGTCCCTCTGCTACTGCTACGTCCGACGCAAAGCCGGCGGACTGACCGGAAGGTGCTCGCAGGAAACGCACATCGGAGCCATCGTTGGAAACGACGATCACGAAACCATCGCGTGCTCCGCCGACGGGCAGGTCTTCACCTGCCACAACGACGATCTGCCCATCGTTTGCGAGGGCGGAACCGATCCGACGCGGCAGATTGGGCGGCAAGTGCTGAAGGCCACTTTCTAAAAGCACTTGTCCGGTGGGTCGAAACTCACCTGTTGCCAAGGAAAAGCTGTATAGCCCGGAAACGACGTAGTATCCGGTTCCTGCTGGTATTTCAGCAAAGCTAGGATAGCTCTCTCTCCGCATTGCGACAGCTGATACGACCACGACCTCACCCGAAATGGAAACCGATTGGCCGAACCGAAAATCATCAATTGATGAAAGAGTACTCTCTTCGGGGAGCGTCAACTCTGCGACTAGTGTAAGTGGCCCCTTCGGATGTTCGAATGTGAAAACCCTAACCAAAGCATCATTTGGGTAACCGACAACGAGAGTTTCATCTGATGCCGCGATGGAGCCAACTTGTCCTGCCGGCAGATCCAAGCATAAGACGTCGGCTGACGCGCACTGACTAAGGAGCACCGCCATAATACCGCCTTTCACAAGACCGACCAAAAACTTTAACATCGTCTTAAGAATGCATGTAGAGGCAAAACTGAGTCAAGTTTTTTTTCCCTGCCATGGCGGCCTGACCGTAAGGTCGGTTTGAACGGTCCGTATCTTCCGCTTTCGCAGGCAATTTGGGCAGCGTGCGAGCCCAAGCGGCAGAGGTCGCTGGTCATCCGCTAGCAGGGTAAACTCCCCGGCGGTCTGCGCCTGAAACTCATCGCTGTACCCGACGACAGGTGGACACGCCCCTGCACGACTCTGTCAGAACCCACCATCGCGCAGCCGGTCAACCAGCTCGCCCCGATCACGAGGACGGCGAGCCGCCGCTTCCAGCATCCGGCGTTGAACTTCATTGGCTTTCTCCGTGGTTTCGAGACGTTCAGCAATCCGCCCTACGTGCTCGCCGGAACGGCGGATCGAAAGCAGGAACAGGACGATGGCGACAGCCATAGCTCCATAGCGCAGTGCGGCCCGCGCCGATGGGCTGGCGGCGATCCCGCCGAAAATGGTCGCGATCATCTCTTCCCCCGTTTCCAATCATCAAGCCGGGCATAGATGGTGACCACGATCCCTCCGAGCGCCACGGCGATGAACACCCATCGGAGTGTGTCGAGGTAGGGCACCAGCGGCAGTACGGCGGCCTGCGTGTCAGCCAGGACATTCTGCGCGACCTCGACACCTGCCGCTCCTAGCGTCGCAACACCGGCCGCCCCGCCGCCCTTCATGGTGCGACTCTGCGCCAGCACCTCGCGCGCTGGCGGCGCCTCCTCGGCGAAGGCGGTCGCCCTGACTGGGAACCGCTGGCCCCACTCCCGCGTGGGGCCCAGATCGACATGAATAAAGCCCGAGCGCGGATAGAACCCAAACCCGAGGAAACCGACCGCGCGCGCCGCCGCCTCGAATGCAACGGGATCGTGGTTCGACATGGCGATGTCAAAGGCCGCGCCATCCATGTGCTTCGACCGCTTCGCGCCACTGACGGCGCGGTTGTGTTCCGGGCTGCGATAGCCGGAACGAACGATCAGGGGCATACCCAGCCGATTGCGCAGGCTCTGCAGCTTGTCCATGGCTTCGGTGTTGATCTTGATCGCTCCCGTGCCGCGGCAGGCGATCTCTGCGGGCGAAAAGCTGGGCCAGCGCCAGACGCTTTCGGGCACGTCGCGGAAATGGGCATAGGTCGTGGTCGGCATGATTGGGCTCCAGAAATGCAAAACCCGCCTCTGGGGCGGGTCGGGTGACAGGTTTGGTGATGGGTTTGGTCGTCGGTCAGTCGGTGCGGCCGCGCTGGAAGGCCTCAAACATCAGATCGTGCATGGCGCGGATATCTGTCTCGATGCGCTCCAACCGGTCGGCGTCGCCCTTGCGATCTTCGGCTCGCTGCCGATCCACGCGGTCACGCTCGGCGAGCAACTCGCGGTCCAGCCGGGCCAGCATCGCGTCATTGGTGAACGCCCTGCGCGAGACAGCGGCCAACAGCGCAATGGTGCCGCCGATCAGGGCGGTGATGGCGGCGGTGACGCCGTGGTCGCGCAAGGCCGCGCCGACCTCCTGCGCGAAGGAGTTACGTTCTGTCATGGTGATTTCCTTTGATGATCGTTCCTCATCCGCCCGCGAAACGGCAGCTGGTCACAGCCGTTTAGCCCATCTTACAGCCCCAGAAGGAGGTGTGGTTGGCCGCGAAATACCCATCCTGCGCTCGGAAATACCCTTGCAGCTCGACGGTATCGCCAGAGTTCAGCGGCACCATGGTCTGCAGCCAGATGGCGGTGGCCAGCGAGACATGGGTGGCGGAACTCTCGCCGAAGGAGCCGCGGATTTCAGTCGAACCGTTCAGCACCAGCCGCCCTCGCATCCGGGCCGTTGTGCTGGCGTTGATCTTGTAAAGCAGCGTCGCGCCCAAAAGGTATGTGCCGTCGACGGGTGCTGTGAATAAGTTGGTCCCGGCGTCGAACGCTCCCTGATCGTTATAATCAGTATTGTTGAGGGCAATCCTGGTCCAGGTCCCAACGCCGACATAGTTGTCGTAGTCGGTGTACGACTTGAAGCGGGGCAGATGCGGTTGGTCGACGATGCCGGTCCCATTGTCGACGCTCAGCCCGTCGAAGAAGGTGCTGCCGTCGGCCGAGACCGCGAGGCGGAACCGGTCCGATCCGAAGAGCCCGACCAGAGCCTTTGTCACGAAGCCGGTCTGCAGCGTGAGGCCGAGATCGTCGCCCGCAGCCTCCTTGTTCATCGTGTAGAACAGGTCGCCGGTCCCGCCTTCGGCCACGGTCTTGGCGGTCCAGAGTGCCGCGTTCAGCTTGGCCGAGAACGGGTTGGCCGCATCCGCGGTGGTGCCAAGCCCGAGCAGCGCCATATTCTGCAACGCGTTCGGGGTCGTGCCGACCCAACCGGAACTGTCATAGACCAGCAACAGCCCTTCGTCCTCGACCCACGCCCGCCAGCCGGTGCGCGGCGGCAGGCGGAGCCAGGCGCCATCGGTCCAAAGCGCGACGTTCAGGTCCCAGCCCGCCCAGTCGCCGGAGCCGCCGCTGGCGACGATGTAGCGGTCACCGTCTGCCGGACTGCCAGGCGGCGCGGTCAAATCCCGGTCGAGGATGGAGAGCTGCACGAGCCCGTCGAGAAGCCGCAGCGCCTCGTTGTGGGTGACATGTTTCTGGGCCTGTGCCGCCAGAATGTAGGGCAGCAGCAGGCTGGTCGTGGTGTCGGACATGGGTTTGCCTTCAGAACGTGAGCGTGGCGGTTTTGGCGGCACCCCGCCCGATCAGGGCGGAGAGCTGGAAGATGCGGATGGTCAGCGTGTCACCGGGGCTGAGCAGCGCACCCCAATCCGCCGTTTGCTGGGCGGCCGTGTAGGTCGCGCTGCTCGTGGGAGTGGTCAGCGTGCGCTTGACCGCAGCACCATCGAGGATTTCGACCTCGTAGGCTTCGACTTCCTCGACCAAGGGCACCTCAACCGCACCCCAGCTGTCGGCCGCAAGGGCCCGTGACCGACGTGTCCAGCGGATCGTCAGATCGCCAGGCGTGCGCGGCGTGCGCCATGGCTGTTCGACATGGGCGACGGAGAACGGCCGCAGGCCCACGCCCACCGGCGTGAATGCTTGCGCCACGTAGGTCTCGTCGCTGACAGACCGACTTGCGGGACCGATACGCCAGTTCCACGGAAGGCCCAGATCGGCCTCAGCGATGGGCAGTGAGGTCAGG